CTATTTTTTACAGCACCCGCTCAAATTATCGATGATTGGGCAAAATGCCCCTTCATCCCCGGGACAAGACTCAGCAAGCAGCAGTAATCTCTGATGCATTTCTTTAAGTTCTTCGATGTGCCTTCCAATCTCGTCCGCTTTTTCTAGCGTTCGAGCTTTCACATCAGCACTGTGTCGCTGCGGGTCATTGAACAATGCCACCAGCTCCTGGCACTCTTCAAGATTAAACCCTACCTGTCTCGCCTGACGTAAAAGTGTGAGTTCTTCAATCTGTTTGGGGGCATAGCTGCGGTAGCCATTTTCGCTGCGCATGGGCGCTGTAACCAGGCCTTTCTCCTCATAAAAACGGATCGCTTTACTGGTTAAACCGGTTTTTTTTGCCACATCGCTAATATTCATTTTGTCCCCTTGACCTTCCCCTTGCTGGGAGGTTTATTAATGCCACAGCCACTTATGTGACTGTGGTTAATCAAGAATTTAAAGCCCCGCTACACCCCACTCACCCCCTCAGAACCGCAAAGGTGTGGACGCAATGTGGACGTGTCATTAGGGTGTGGACACAGCGCGGACGCAGATGTCAAAGGATTATAATTCACGGCATCGGCCAGGTAATCCGGTGAGAAGTGTGCATAAGTCATTGTCTGCGACACATCCGAATGACCAAGAATCCTCTGTAGTGTGATTATATTTCCCCCCTTCATCATAAAGTGCGTTGCAAAAGTATGCCGCAAAGCATGAGCCGCTTGCCCGTCAGGTAGATTTGGTTTTGCTTCCTTCATCATTTTTCTAAATCGGCTGTAACTAACGCGAAATAACCTGCCAGACTCACGATTTTTGACGATATCAGCAATATCCTGGGAGATAGGGACTACTCGCTTATCACCATTCTTAGTGTGCGAAAACATAACGTTATTGTGCACGATGTTCTCTGCCTTAAGACTGTAAGCCTCCCCCCATCTAGCACCCGTTGCAAGACATAACACTGCTATTCGGTAGTAATCACCTACCAGCTGGGATAATAAGGTGTCAATCTCACGGGCGGTAAGATAAGACATCTCGGACCGAACTTCCTTGAGTGGGGATAATGTGGAAACTGGATTTTCACCGTGATATTCACCAATCTTTGCCATGGTTTTGAAAACTCCACTTAAAGCAAATAAGTCATGGTTGATAGTCGAGGCCTTTATTCCCTGCTCCAGGCGGTAAGCGCGATAAGCAACTATGCACTTTGAATCAACCTGGTAAAGCATCGGATCTTCCATATCACGACAGATTCCGTTTATGGTGTTTAATCTGCGGTTGGCATAGGGCAAATTACGGCCAAGCAGCATCCACCATAATTCTACAAACTCGCTCATACGGCGCTTATCTGCCGGACGACTGAGGTAGTCTTTGTTCTGGTACTTAGCAATTATGCTCTTTTCAAAAGAATGAGCATCTGCCTTGCGGTCGAACTTCTTACGGATACGCTTTCCGTCGCGTCCCCGTGGTCTAACGTCTACTTCAAAGCGACCATCTTCGAGTTTCTTAATCGACATAAGATAACCCTCCGATGTACTGCGAAATTTCTACCAGCAGGTCTTCAGCCCATAGGTAGTAAATATCTAACCAATTTTCATCCCTTAACGGGGTGAGTCTGTTTTGCTTGGCATATAAAGCGCTAGCGCTGGAGCAATTTGCCCCTTCGCTGCGTCCGTGCGGTCATACATAAACCAATCCTGGTATTTATGAAAACGTGGGTGTCCGAAGAGTCGAATTGCCGATTCAAGAGACATCTTTGTTTTTCCCAACTCATAACCGTTATAAGTGCTGTAGTTAACTCCAATGATTTCAGCTATTTCCTTTGATTTTAGGCGTTCTGAATCTCTAATGAGCTTCAGTTTCTCACTTTGCGCAATTGACATACTTTGGGAGTTCTCGTATTTTATGGGGAAACAAAGAGCAGGTGACGACAAAGCATCACCTGTACCGAATTAGCCCCAACGGGGGCCAACTAAGGAACTTTAGCACAATGAAAAAAATCAGCGAAATCGAAACTAACTACGAAAGGCAGTTTCCTGTTGACTCTGGACGGGCAATACGCGTGTGCAGGATGACGGAAAAGCAAACTAATAAAATCCGCGATATGCATCGTGATGAATTAGCTAATCAGATATTTGTTTGTGCCGAGGAGTTCGCGTATCTCACTGGCCGTACTCTCAAATCAGTTCAGCATTTGATGGATAGAAACCAAATCCCTGTACACCGCGAAGGAATGCCAGGTTCGAAGCGGCCTAAGCGTTTCATCATGATGCAAGAGTATTTAGACGCCCTCCGCCACTGCCGCGCAATCATTACCTCAGACGAGCGTTATCACATTGACCGATTAATGCGTGATAAGGCTACTTTCAGAAAAAGTTCTGCTAGGGGAAGTAAGGAGGTTCGTGCGTGAGCCGGTCAATGTTTACAGCGCCTATAAATGGCCTCGCTTCTGCGCCATTTTACCTTGCAGCAAATAAAGTTTTGCGTATGTACGCAATGCGCCAGGCGCGAGCATCATCTCGTTGCCCTGCCGATTCTCCAGCAGAAATTGAATGGGGTTCCGAGCAACTTTTCAGGCTTGCAGATGCCGCAGCATATGCCGGAAGCAAAGAGGCTAAACAACTTCGTGATGCTGCCACCTTCTGGAAGCAGTACAGCAAAAAACCTGAACTTTTCCCTGTAGAAATTGAGGCTTGATAATGGTTATTGCAGCACAGTCCCCATCTCTATCTTCATTACTGGTTAATCACCAGCGCCCCGCAAAATGGGCTAATAGTGGTTTCTGGATGGAACTACCAACAGGCCGTAAATTTGTTGCAGATCCTAATGCTCCCTATAGTCGCGCACCAGGTCAACTAAATCAGCGGCCCCGATGGTTTGCGAAATTGATGGGTATATTTTTCTAAGGTGGTTTCCATGGAACAATTAGCAAAAATGCCGTTTAAGGAGTTTTCTATTGATTGGCGCACTAAAGCCAAGATTAGTAGCAATAACGCAGCGCGTTTTTTTAATATGAATCCTCTACAGGAAATCCATGGTGAAGAGGTTGGGCGTACTAACCGAGAGATGATTTTATTTCGCGCTAACAGGATTGCTATCAAGAATGGAGATAAAAAACCATTTCGTGAAAATGACGCTGATAAAAACTATGTTGACTTCACCGAAGAGCAGCGGGTTTTAATTATTGATGCGTTAAATGAAATCAGTCATTTCGGTAGGAATTTGCCAGCGTTTATCCCAATCGCAGATTGTAGAATTAACATTTAAACCATAACGGTTATTTGCGGCGTTTTATTACGTCGGGTTTCACTCATTCAAAATTCAGGAACAGCAGATGATTAATTACTCACTTAGCTATTTTTTGAAGAAATACCCACGGCGGACTTTTGCTGTTGTAATTCTCGCATGTGGCGGCATTTGGATAGCAACTGCATTAGCTACCCTTGCAATTGTCTGGGGGCTGATATGAGTAGTATTGTGCGTTCTCCTCTCAAATGGGTTGGGGGTAAAGCCTCTGTTATTGCCGAGTTGCGCCGCCACTTGCCGGAGGGTAAGCGCCTGATCGAGCCTTTTACGGGTTCTGCAACAGTGTTTTTAAATACTGATTATGACTCTTATGTGCTGGGTGATATTAATGGCGACCTAATCAATATGTTCAACATGATAAAGCGTAACCCAAGCCGCTTTATTAGTTATGCAGCCAGCCTATTTAACAATGAAAATAACCCTATCTCTTATTATCAACTGCGTGATGAATTTAACAGATCAAGCAATCAGTTTTACCGTGCAGCAATATTCCTTTATTTGAACCGCCACGGTTATAACGGTATGTGTCGCTATAACCAGTCGGGCGGATTTAATATCCCGTTTGGGAAATACAAAAGCCCTTATTTTCCTGCTGCCGAGATCCGTACCTTTGCGGATAAAGCAGATAAAGCCGTATTCCTATGCATGGATTTTAGCGAGTGCATAGAAATGGCTAATTCTGGGGATGTCATTTATTGCGATCCGCCATACATACCTACGTCCAAGACTGCCGATTTCACGGCCTATCACACGGCTGGTTTTTCAATCGACGACCAGCAACGCCTGGCTGACACGCTGCGTGATGCTGCTGCCCGTGGTTGTCATATCGTTGCATCAAACAGCTACTCCTCCGAAGCCTTAGAAATTTATGGTGGCTTTGAAATTAATCAAATCGATGCTCGCAGATCCATCAGTTGCAAATCTGACGGTCGTAATAAAGCGCGCGAAATTATCGCAACTATGAGGGCGTCAGCATGAATGTAACTGTTGAATCATTGATCGCTCACGAAATCAGTGATTTTTGTGCTGGTCTTGAAAATATAGGCGCTCCAGTAACTCCAGAGGAAATCAAGAAGGAATTAGAACGCCGCATTCTCCCGCTGGTTCAGTCGATAGAAATCTTTGACGCTACCGAGCTTGTAGAAGCACCAATCATAGCGACAGAAAAGACGTGGCTTTATGGGGAGTTTCCTAACGAATATGAGGCACAAGCCTGGGACGACATGTTATCTGGGGATCTTTCGAAGCCAGGTAATGAAGAACCAAAAGTAATTAGCTGCTGGTCATGCAAAGAAAGCCTGACTTTAGGCCAGCGTGCTGAAAATGACGGTTTTTGTCCTCACTGCAATAATGAAATCGAATTAGATGATGCATGATAATCGGGGGCGTAAAGCCCCCACGCCTCCGCCTGCATTTCGTGACACTAAGCCCGCAGAACGTGAGTGGGCTTATTCGTGGAACGCCGAACGCGAAGCGGTGCGCCCTGTTGAAATTCCCACCTATGCCGAAAAGCATGCATCCGATCATGAGTTATACGCTCAGATTGCAGAAACTACTCGCGCCTATGAAAAGCTCGACCAGCAGCCTGATTTTATCCAGCGCGTGGTTATGGGCACGATTACCAGTCTTGAGCATTCCAACGGAGTTAAACGGGCAAATATGTACTTAACGAAAAATTTCGTTGAGCGCATATTTCCACGTCTAAATCTCGTTAATTCTAGATATCGCCTTGATAAGCAAACCGCTGACAACATAAATTTTCACTGGAGGTATAACAAGTTGCCGGATTTAAGCACGGAAAAAATCGACGCACTGGCCGAAGATATTGCGCAGTTTATTGCTCTCGAATTGAGCAAGGTAAGTACCGAAGCCGAAGAGCAAAGTCTTTCTGATTTCAAAACCGCCGCCGCTATGTTCAGTCGCGTGAAGTCTATCGCGCGTGAACTTGGGCAAGATTTGCCGTTAAAGGACAAAAAGAAGTTATCCCTTGATGACATGACGCCGATTATTGCCCGCCTTTACTCTCCAGATTGGTGGAAAAGAAAGCTCCGCCGCCAGGCTGCAATCTGGCGTGAACATTTGTATATCGCCTTTGGTCAGGTCAGCAAGAAAACCAGTGCATACGCCAGCCGGAAAGCGATCCTAGAATGGAGAGAGCAGAAACGCCGCACGCGTGAGTTTTTAAAGTCGATGGAGCTAGAAGACGAGGAAGGTAATCGTATCAGCCTGATTGATAAATATGATGCCAGCGTATCAAATCCGGCTATTCGTCGTTGTGAGCTAATGACCCGTATTCGTGGCTTTGAAAATATCTGTGAAGAACTGGGCTACGCCGGTGAGTTTTATACCATCACGGCCCCTTCCCGCTACCACGCCACTAATGTTCACGGGCACCGTAACCCGAAGTGGGAAGGCACTAGCCCATCTGGGACACAAAAATATATATGCAATATCTGGGCGAAGATCCGCGCCAAGCTGGCCCGCAAAGAAATTAGTATTTTTGGCATACGTGTTGCGGAGCCGCACCAGGACGGGACACCCCACTGGCACATGCTGATGTTTATGAAACCTGAGCATGTCGACACTGTTCGACAAGTCATCGCTGATTACGCTATGGACGAAGACGCCTATGAATTACGAAATGACAGAGCACGCAAGGCACGTTTCCATGTTGAACCCATCGACCCAGACAAAGGCAGCGCCACGGGTTATATAGCCAAATACATTTCTAAGAACATCGACGGCTTCGCGTTGGACGACGAAACAGACGACGAGTCAGGCAAGCCACTGCGGGAAATGGCCGCATCCGTTTCTGCCTGGGCGGCACGCTGGCGTATCCGTCAGTTTCAATTTATCGGCGGTGCACCGGTCACGGTTTATCGCGAGTTGCGCCGCCTAGACGATCACGAAACAGCTATTGGCTTATCAGTGGAATTTGCCGCTGCGCATGATGCCGCCGACGTTGGCGATTGGGCCGGTTACACCAACGCACAGGGCGGGCCGTTCGTGAAGCGGGCCGCACTGGCCGTCAAGAACTGGTATGAGTCCGGCGAAGAGCTATCAGCCTTCGGCGAGGAAGTCGTGAGAATTCGCGGCGTTTATGACACACAGGTCGGGAGTCATTGCCCGATCATCACCCGATTGGTTGAGTGGAAGATAGTGCCCAAGCGTGCCGTTGATTTGGCCGTTGATTTGAGCGGCGCGAACGCGACGCCTTGGAGTTCTGTCAATAACTGTACGGGGCCCGGGATCGGGCCACAGGATGGCAGAACAGAAAATGACATGCCCGTTTCTAACCTAGAAAAGCTGACACCGAAGGAACGCCGCAAGCTGGTGAGAAGAGTTAGAGACGCAGCAAGCCAGGAAAAAGAGAAAAAACGCTGCCGCGCGCTTAGCCTTGGCATCAATCCAAGAATAAACCCCGAAGTTATAGAGAAAATGCAGGATGCTTCGCGCATTGCATATGGCTACGAACTTAGCCTGGGAGAGATTAAAGCCTTACTCAGCGGCCAGGTACTGCGCGCTGGTCAGGAATATTTCAGGGGGCGAAGCGATGGCGAGCTTTATTCTGCGCCGCAAGCACCAAACCCGCTTAAAAGATTCCAGAAGCTAATGGAAAAATACGGGCCGCAGCCCGAAACTAACCAGCAGGAGATATTGAAGAAGCATATTCAAAAAAATAGCTAGTCATAATTCAAGGTTGGCCAGCTCGAGGTTGGCCAGCAAATTTCACGCTTTACGCTCTTCATGTCCAGGGGTTTAAGTAATTGGCTTAGATCTTATCATCGCTTTGCGAGGCTTTATTAAGTTGCTCATAAACCTCAGGTATAAAATCTCTAATGTTGTTATGGCACTTTCTCAGGAACTGAAATAGGGGATAGTCAATTCCATCAATTGATAACTCATTTTTTTTCGTTACTTTAAAATCCGTCGTCATTAAGCCTTTTTTTGTCACTTCAACAACCCCGTTATTGATTTTTAAGTCATCAAGGGCAAGTCCATTGTATGAACTTCCTGAAAATTCATTACCTAAACCACTTCCCCTAAACTCAACCAAGTTCATGCCGCCAGCAGAAATAAGTACGCTTTCAGAAACTTCTTTTTCAAGAATCCCTATCGGTTTTACGTGCTTTACTTGGTTCGTTAAGTTACACATGGTTGTAAGCCAATCATTACCGCACGAAAAAGGCTGTAACTTATTAATTAATAAGTAAATAGCCGGATACTCATCTTCTAGTAATGGCATATTTCTCTTTAGACTTAAATCAAACTCTGCTCTATCCTTTCCGTAGGGGAAAAAAAATCTTCCTTTACTTGGCTTAGAAAAATTATCATTTATATCATGAGTTAAGTACTCAAGTGATGTACGCAGATGTTCAAGTATTGTCTTCACTTTTGGCTTGGTAATGCGATTCGCCCTCTGAGCCTTAGTTAAATAGCTATTAGCCTCTTCCAATAATTCATAGATATCTTCCTGATTCATAGCTTTCCCATCCTTTTTCTAATAATTAGATTTATCACAATATATGCTTAATCAGTGGTGCGTGGTAGGTAGCAGTTAAGCCATGGGATCAGTGAGATGCAAATTGCTGCGCGAATTTGCATCCATTTGCACAATTTTATACAACTGCTAGATCATCATTAAGGCCAGGCACGGCGCGGGATTGGCCGGACTGCAAAAGTGCAAAAAAAGGCACCCTTTTTATGCGCGGGCGAGGCGGGGGAGCAGTCGCGCGCTGAGGGGGGTACATAGGGTATTCTTCCAAAATCGTTTTTTTGGCCGAAAATCGGCCCGATTTGATGTTTTGAGCGGTGTGCCCATGCCTTGACCTAGGAAATGAGAAAGCCCCGCAGCATGGCGCTGAGGGGCTTGTAGAAGGGGTGAGGTTCGGGTTATTGAAGGCCGATCAGTTGCTGTTTTCTGCCAGGGCGTAAGGGGTAAAGCTGAAAACCTCAAAGCCGATCCAGTCATTCAGGTCCTTCAGCACTTCCTGTATGGGGTACAGTTCATTGATGGCAAACACCTTGGCCGCCTTTTCAATGTCACCCAGCCCCCCGGCGTTGTTCGGTATCACTCCCATGAGCTGAGGTGGGACGCGGTGCACGGCGAGCATATCGTCGCGGGTCGCATCCTTAATGCCGGTAAATTCATCCTTCGCCGCTATCTGACTGAACGGCATAATTTGCAAGCCGTCTTTCTTTCCCCCCGCCGCGTAAACAAAAAGATTCTTAAACGCCCCGCCGCCCCGCGCTTCGGTCAATGAACGTTTAAGCTTCTCCACGTCGCCGCTGTTGGCAACGGGATCGGTCAGGTAGACAATCACCCCGGCGTGACTGCCGTTGATGTAATAGTTTCGACGAAACAGCGTAGCCTCACCGTTGAGCAAGATGGACTGCATGGCGGACATGTATTCCGGCGTACCGTAAATTTCCTGATGAATGCTGGGGCTGCGCAGGTGATAAACCTTGCCGGGCGGAAATGCGTAGTCTTCGTTGTAGTAGGTCACGAACCAATATTGATCCAGGTCCTCGCCACGTCGCGTGTACTTCGCCAGCGTGTGCTTAAGTCTGAGCGGCTGGCCCAGGCGGTTTTCTCTGAGTTCAAGGTAAGCATTCCCGAACACCAGGTAATCCATAATGAACGCGCTGGCATCCTGGCGTGACAGCATGGGGTGCGGTTTATAGCAGGACATAATCACGTTGCGCTTAAAAATCAGCGGCGACTGATGGTGCACGGCACCTTCAAGCATGCGCGCCAGGCCGTAGGTGCTGATGGGCGGCTCGTACCAGCGCCCATTTTTGGCGCACTCCATACAGTCCTGCAGATCGCGCTGGTCCATGATTGACGTCGGTTCGCCGAAGCTGAAAGACTGAATTTCATCAATCGGTTGCTGCACCGCGTCGCCGGGGTGCAGGGTTTCGCCTGCGGTGCTGAGGCTGACTTTATTGGCGGTTTTACGACGGCGGCTCATGGTTAAAACTCCTCAACGAAACTGTCATTACCGCTGCCGGCATCATTGCCCAGCGGTTCATTTTGCAGGGCGTGCATGGTCGCCCACGCCAGGTCACCGTGACTGCTGCCGCGCTTGCGGTCAGAGGCATAGGAGGTCTGGCCGCCCTGCGTGATAAATTTTCTGATGGTCATGAAGCTGGTCACGACATCCATCATCCCCGCGTCATATTCAAAGCGTCCGGCGCGAATAACCATTTGTGCTTTCAGTACCAACTGGCGTTTAACTGCCGGGGTATAGGTATGCTTTTGTGCCGCCGGGAAAAACTTCACAACCAGCTGATACACCGCCTCGCCAATGCCGGTCCCGTCTATATCGATATGCTGGACGTCATAAATATGGGTCAGCTGTTTGATGAAGTTCGCCTGCTCTTCAAACTCCATGCCGCGCAGCTGATGGCGCTCAATGACACGGAACTTGCCACCGGCCACCATGGGCGGAGCCAGGACGACGAGACCGGCGCTGTCCCCCTTGTCGCTGTTGCCGTTAGGGTCATAGCCTATCCATACCTTGCGGTTGCCCAGCGGGCGCGGGGCGTAAGGGTTCCAGTCCGGCCAGATGCCGCTGTAACCGTCCACGCCGCAGCCTATCAGCGCGTTATAGTTAAATGCCCTTTCCCCCTGTTTGACAAAGATGCAGCGATACAGGTTATCGAATTCATCCGGGCTGTTTTCGTTCTCGATCTCTTCCAGGTCAATCAGCGTGAAGCCCTGATCGATAACGTCCTGCACCGTCACAATTTGGCGCCAGATATTGTCCCCGCACAGCTTCCCGTCCTTCAGTGCCTTATGGCTAAGGTCTAATTCCGCCCTGTCTTTCTTGCCTCGCCCGCTGTTGAACAGGTTCCCGGACCAGAACTCATAGGCTTCATGCTCTTCGCTGGACGGCGTTGAAAAATAGGTACGCCGCAAGCCGACGTGTGTCGCCATGCCTGCCGCCACTTTTCGCAGATTCAGGAAGTTAGCGACCCAGAACGCCTCATCAAAATAGAGATCGCCGGTATAGGATTGCGCGGTGGCCGCTGAGGTGCCGAGAAAATACAGCGTCGCCCCGTTGGATAAAATAATTTCATCCCCGCCTTTCAGCTCTACGCCAATGCTGCGCGCCAGAAAAATAATGAATTTCTTGAACTGGAACGCCTGGGCGCGGGAGGCCGACAGGAAAATCTGGTTCGTGCCGGTTTCCAGCGCCCTGAGCAGCGCCTCGCGTGCAAAGTACCAGCTGGCCCCAATCTGGCGCGATTTCAGAATGAAGCGGTTACGCAGATTCCTCTGCTTATACCAGCGCTTTTGATGTTCATAGAGCGACTCCATCACCAGGGCGCGCAGCTCGGCAACCTGCTCCGCGCTGAAGTGGTTTTTAGGTGCCTTCTCCTTTTTCTCAAGCTGCTTTTCTTTGCGCTCATCGCGCGACAGCCGGGCCATCTGTCGCCCAAGTAAATCAATCGTCTTGTAGTCCTGGGCGCTTAAGTCCTCCTTTTCAATCAGCCGCAGATAGCGAACCTCGGTCCGCTCCACCGCGCGTTCAATGAACGTGGCAGCGTCCCAGGCGTCGCGACGTCGCCAGGAGTAAATCGTGTTGGCACTCACCCTAAGCCGCTGTGCGATTTGGGGGATGCTGTAAGCCTGCCAGTAAAGGCTTTTGGCTTCGATGCGGGGATCGGTCGTGGTTTTCATGAGTACAGGCTATCGCGTGCGCGGGGGCAGGAATATCACCGGAGATTGTCGCTGGCCGCTGACAATTCCTATATGTGGCGCGGAGTTGCTGCGCGATTGAATATAGGGGCACAGGGTGAAGACACCACTAATTAACCGGAGTTTGAACGATGCCAAAGTCTAAATATTTCCGCGTGGCGGTAGAAGGAGCGACATGTGACGGCCGAACGCTGGAACGCCAGCACATTGAGCAAATGGCGAAAAGCTATAACCCGCAGGTTTTTGGGGCGCGCTGCAATCTTGAGCACATGCGAAGCCTTTTCCCTGACAGCGTATTTCGCATGTACGGGGATGTGCTGGCACTCAAGGCTGAGGATGACACCAGCGATGGCCCATTAAAAGGCAAGCTGGGTCTCTATGCGCAGATTGACGCCACCGACGAGCTGGTCGAGCTGAATAAGTCACGCCAAAAAATCTACAGCAGCATTGAAATTAACCCTGCGTTTGCCGATACCGGCGTCGCGTACCTGATGGGCCTGGCGTTCACTGACTCACCGGCAAGCCTGGGCACTGAAATGCTTCAGTTCTGCGCCAGCAGCCAGGTTAACCCGCTGGCCGACCGTAAAACGCATCCGTCCTGTTTGTTCAGTGCCGCGACAGAGGTCGTTATTGAATTTGAAGCCGATGCGCCTGCTACCGAAACCGGTAAAAACTTCTTCTCTCTCGTTAAGGGTTTATTAAACAAAGGCCAGCGCCAGTTTTCCGCCGAAGCCGCAGAGATCCGCGACGCGGTGGAACTGGTTGCACAGTCGCAGGCCGATACGCTGGAACGTATTGAGGTTTTTGGTCAGCAACAGGTCAAGTTTGCCGACAAAGACGCACTGCAAAAAGTCACGGATGACCTGGCCGCCCTGACGGCGAAGCTGGAAAAACAGGACGGCAATTTCAACCAACGTCCACCGTCACACGGCGGTGCCAACGGTGCCGATCAGACCCTTCTGGCTGACTGCTAAGACCGCAAGCCATTAACCGAATTTGAGCGTAAGGAAAGATATCATGAAGAACGAAACCCGCCTGAAATGGGACCTGTACAACCAGCGCCAGGCGCAGCTTAACGGCGTATCCGCGCAGCACGTGGATAAACACTTTGCTATCGCGCCGAGCATTTCGCAAACGCTGGAAGACAAGGTGCAGCTGTCTAGCGAGTTTTTGCAAAAGATCAACGTGGTCGGCGTGCCTGAGCAGGAAGGTCAGAAGCTGGGCCTCGGTATCAGCGGGCCGGTGGCCAGTGCAAATTCAGGTAATACCGACCGCCGGGAGCCGCGCTCCATTCTTACCCTGGACGATGACAAATACCGCTGCGAACAGACCAACTACGACACCTATATTCCGTATTCGCAGTTGGATATGTGGGCAAAGTTCCCGGACTTTCAGCAGCGTATTACTAATCAGATCATCAAACGCCGCGCGCTTGACCGCATCATGATTGGCTTTAACGGCACCCGCCGTGCCGATAAGTCGGATTTAACCGCCAACCCGCTGTTGCAAGACGTCAATATCGGCTGGCTGCAAAAGTACCGCACCAACGCGGCCGCGCGGGTCATGAAAAACGTCACGCTGACCAGTCGCGACGACGCCAACAAAATCCTTGCCAAAGGCATGTACGGCAGTCTGGATGCGTTGGCCTATGACGCAACCAGCTCGCTGCTGGATGAATGGTACAAGTCCTCGCCGGATTTGGTGGTGGTCTGTGGCCGTAATATCGTCACCTCCCGCGAGTTCCCGCTGATTAACGGCATCAGCGAGAACAACCCGAACAGCGAAGCGCTGGCCGGTCAGCTGATTTTGTCCCGCAAACAGATTGGCAATATGCCGACCTTTATCGCGCCGTTCTTCCCGGACCACGCGATGTTCATCACCTCGCTCTCTAACCTGTCGATTTACTGGCAGGAAGAAAAACAGCGCCGGATGCTCAAGGAGGAGCCGGAGTTCAACCGCGTCACGACCTACGAATCGTCCAATGATGCGTTTGTCATTGAAGATTACGGCTTCGGCTGCCTGATTGAAAACATCACCTGGGCAGCAGCTTAAGCCGGTGGCAAGTAAATCATAAACACCATGCCGGGGGCGTTTTCCCCGGCCTTCGGGGGAAACATCATGCTGACACCGGCAAGAAAGCACTTTGAAAACGTCATGGCGCAAAACCGTGGCAACGGGGCCAGCACGCTGGCTGACCAGACGGCCTATGAGCAAATCCTGCACCGGCTGCGCATCGACCAGAACCGCCTGAAGGGCATTCAGGCAAACAAGGCCAAGGCCGAAGAAAAGCAAAAATTGCTGCCTGACTATCAGGGCTGGGTAGACGGCACGCTTGCCGCCGACAGCGGCCAGGCAGACGACGTGCTGACCCGCGTCATGCTTTGGCATATTGACGCCGGAAACATCGCCGAGGCCTTGCGCATCGGGGAATACGTCATTCGCCACAAGCTTTCGATGCCGGACAAGTTCAACCGCACCGCCGCCGTGACGCTGATGGACGAAATTTGTGACCCCGTGCTCGCCGCCTTTAAGGCCGCGCCCAACGTGGCGACGGTGAATGTGGATTTACTGAAGGCGCTCGACGGTCTGACGGCCAATGAAGATGCCCCGGAAGCGGTCCGTGCCAAGCTGTGGAAAGCCATCGGTTACACGCTGCGCACGACAGAAGCCACCCAGCCAGAAGCCCTGGAGTATCTGCAAAAAGCCATTGCTGAATTCAGCGACATTGGCGTCAAGCGTGACATTGAGCTGCTTACACGACTGCTGAAAAAGGCCGAGGAAAAACCCGAGCCGGAACCGGAGCCAGAACCGGAGCCGGAGCCGAAGGCAGTACCGGCAAAAGCAAAACGCCAGCCAACGGCCAAGAAAACCGCCACGGCGAAGCCTAAAAAGCCAGCAGCCCGGAAGACGGACAGCGCTGCTGAGTAAAAGAATGTGCCCCCGCGCACCAGGGCGGCACGGCGGAAGTGATCAACTTCGTTGTAGGACTTCATGCCGTCCACCGCCCGACCTGTTGAGAGTGAACGTATGAGCCTGGTAGCCAAAGCAGCAATTAACCCCCTCGAAGGGAACGCCGATGACATCAACGACGGCGGCGCAAAAGTCACCAGCGGCCCCTTTTGGCCCGAAATACGCCTGGCTGACCTGCGTCTCAGGATGCGGCTTAACGGCCTGGTCACGACTGACCGGCTCAATGAGTCGGCCACCGAGGCGGTGGTGTACGTGAATCAGCAGTTGGCTGACTGGAAATTCAACCAGGCAGGCTACGCCGCCCTTGAAGACGTGCCCGCAGAGGTGATTAACGACACAACGGTATTGGTTTTTCGCTATCGCCGCGCCGTGTACACCATCGCCAAGGCGCTGTTAACCGAAGGCTATCGGGATTTTGACACCACGGCACAGGGTGAGAAGCATGCCCAGGCGCTGACCTCGCAGATTGACACGCTATGGCGGGACGGTAACTGGGCAATACGCGATATCCAGAACCTCAGTCGCGGACTGGCGGAGCTGGTCTGATGGACGTCATGGCCTTGCAAGGGGATACGCTGGACCTTGTGTGTTATCGCCATTACGGCAAAACGGCGGGCGTGACAGAGGCCGTGCTGAGTGCCAATCCGGGGCTTTGCGAACGCGGCCCGTTACTCATGGCCGGTCAGGTTATCACCCTGCCTGAGCTTGCCGCCGACACGGAAAACAAAGCGGAGATAGTACAGCTATGGGATTAAGCATGGAGCGCCTGACGGCCTTTCTGTCTTACCTGCCTTCGGCGTTTCTGACCACGATTGGGATCGTGTCACTGGCGCAGTGGTCAATGCTGGCGGGGATTGTTTTAGGCGTGCTGACTTATCGCCTTAACAAAAGCCATAAGCGGCGGGTCGAGAAGGAAGAAGAAAAACGCACGGCCATTCTTGAAGATCTGGCAGCCAGGGCGACGCAGCACAACATGAATGACGTGGTGTGCACCTTGCAGGATATGGCACGAACTGAAAAGAGGCGGTCAACGCCATGAGCATAAAGAAAAAAGCGGCGGCCTGCCTCGTGGCGGCAATCATCAGCATTGTGGGCGTGAAGTACGCCGGAGAGGTGCGCACCAGCGTGCGCGGGCTTGAGCTGATTGGCGACGCGGAAGGCTGTCGGCGTGACCCTTACCTTTGCCCGGCCAACGTGCTGACGGCGGGGATTGGTTCGACGTCCGGCATCAGTGTGTCGCATCTCTACAGTGATGCGGAAATCGCCGCGATGTGGGTAGAAGACCTTCAACGCGCCGAGCGCTGCATCAATAAAAATTTCCATGGCGACGAGATGAACCAGAACCAGTTCGACGCCATGGCGTCAGCGGCATTCAACATGGGGTGTCTTGGGCTGATGTGGTTTACCGACAGCCGGGGCGTGCGCCAGCGCACCACAATTTGGAAGCATGCACAGGCGCGCAGCTGGGCTGCCATGTGTAACCGCCTGCCCGATTTTGTGAACGGCGGCGGAAGAAAGCTCCCAGGGCTGGTTAAGCGCCGCGAAGCCGAACGCGTGATGTGCCTGGAGCCGGTGACATGATGCCGGTCAGGCTGTCGCCGCTGCTGCTGATGTCAGTTATCGCCGTGCTGGCCGTGGTGACCAGCGGGTTTCTGTGGCATCGCGCGGCTGACGCAAACGAGGCGCTCAGGCAGGCGAATGCGCGGGCTGACAGTACCGAGGCCGTGATTAAAAACGTGCAGTACACGCTGAAAATATTCAACGACATAACGCAAGGCCGAGCCGATGAAAAAGAACGTGACAGGCAGGAAGGTGAAACGCGCCGCACCGCGCTGCGCAATGATTTGCAGGGTGACCGCTGCGCTGTCGTGTTTGTGCCTGCTGCTGCTGAGCGCCGCCTGCTCGACCGTGCAGCGCGTGACCGTGCCCGCGCAGTGCCTGGCACTACCGGCGGAAATCCTGCAACCCACGCCGGTGCCCTACCCGCCGTTAAGCGGTGAGCATCTGACCTACGGCGAAGCGGTGATATGGGCCGATGCGTTGCTCGACGCGCTGGACAGTGCGAACAAGGACAAGGCGGCGGTGGTTACTCTCGAAAAACGGCGAACCCAAACGGGAGGGGAATATGTTAAAGGCTGAATTACTGCGCGCGCAAATCGTCGCACACAATCAATTTTTCCGTGAAAACCCCGACCAATTAGAGGTCTACGTCAAAAAGGCGCAGGTGATTTCCACCGGCGGGCCGTCGCCATCGTTTACCTACGTGTATGACCTCAACGTGTTGGCGATGGATTACCCCGGCAATATTGATGACCTCACCCTCCCGATACTCGCCTGGGCATATGTCCATCAGCCGGAGCTGCTGTTTAACCCGGCCAAACGTGAAGACGGGATTGGCTTCGAGGCGGAGATCCTGAATAACGATACCGCCGATATCTTGTATGTCATCAAGGCCAGCGAATTGGTCATCGTGACTAAAGACCCTGACGGCAAGGTGACGGTCACGCACCGCGACCAGCCGAGGCATTTTGAAGACGAGCCGGGCAGTCAGTGGTCCGAAATATTGGTCAAGGCCGCTGACGGCGATGAAGTAACGCTGCCGGAGGGTCCGTAATGTCTGAGACCCCCTTGTTTCATGAGCTTGACGCCCTTTTGCGTGACGTCGTGGGGGTGACAAAACCGACTACGCGCCGCGCCATGGCCCGCCGTATCGCGGGTGACCTTCGCCGCAGCCAGCAAAAGCGCATCGGCCAGCAGAAAAACCCCGACGGCACGGCCTTTGAAGCCCGTAAAAAGAAGACGCTGGGCACCCAGGGCGGGGTCAGCTTTATACGTGACGGTGAAGTCAGGCGCTTAAGGAACTGGCGTCACAGCAAGGGGCGCTACGGGGACAGAATGATCACCGGCTTTGATGAAGAAAAGGGCGGTATTCGCTCCTTTCTGCGTGCCGACATTGAGCGCTATCTGAGTATTGATTTAGCCAGGAAAACAACAGCCAAAACGTCAAAGAATCCGATGTTTCGCAAGCTGCGCGCCGCGCGATTCCTGCGGGCTGACGCTTACCCGGATGCGGTCGTGGTGGGCTTTAAAGGGAGTGCGGCCAAGATTGCCCGAGTTCACCAGTATGGCCTGACTGACCAGGTCGCTCACCGTGCGAGCGCCAAGTATCCCGCCAGGCAGTTACTGGGCCTGACGGAGCAAGACATTGAATCCATCGCTGACGCCGTATTCAGCGCATTAGAAGGCGCAACGCAATGACAATCGCCGAGCTGTACAGATTACTGATGAACCTGATCCGCGTCGGCACGGTCAGTGAGGTTGACCCTGTGAAATACGTTGCACGGGTAAAGACGGGTGCAAATGAAACCGACTGGATACGTTGGGGCGCACAGCGCGCGGGCGACGGCGTGACGTGGTGGGCACCTTCTGTGGGCGAACAGGTTGTGATCCTTTCGCCTGGCGGGGAGCTGGAAAACGCGTTTATTGCGTTCAGCCTGTACGCCAGCGACGCGCTTCCTCCTGATTCGGGCCTGACGTCACGCGTCACCACGTACCCGGACGGGGCCAGGGAAAGCTATGACCCTGCCAGCGGCATGCGCCGGTGCGAAGGCATTAAAGGCGCGCTGCTGTCGGCCAGCGGTACGCTCACCCTGGAACTGGCGCGCCTGATCATCAATGCCGCCGAGGTAGTGATTAATGGCGAGGTTATCCAGGGCGGTGGCGCGATGAGTTCCAACGGCATCGTAGTTGACGATCACGCACATAAAGGGGTCAAAAAAGGCACTGACATTTCTGAGGGCCCGGTATGACCAGTAACTGGAAAGGCATGAACAGCACAACCGGCAAAGCTTGCGAGGATGAAGCGCATCTGCGGCAGTCGATTGCCGACATTCTCATGACGCCCCTGGGAAGCCGTGTTATGCGCAGGGAATACGGCTCTGCCATACCGTCACTGATTGACGAGCCAGACAACGACGTTACGCGCCTGCGGCTGATATCCGCCGCAGTGATCGCCCTTTGGCGATGGGAGCCTCGGATCACGCCTTCTTCGGTGAGCTTTGCACGCAGTGAACAGGGCGCACTCACCATGACAATAACCTCACAGCGCAGCGACAAGTTAAGCGCTGTCACGACCGATATCATGCTAACGGGAGGCGTATGAGCACAGTTATCGATTTATCCCAGCTGCCCGCGCCAGACGTGGTGGAAACGCTGGATTACGAAACCCTCCTGGCCGAGCGTAAAGCCACGCTGGTTTCCCTCTACCCCGAAAGTGAGCAGGCGGCCATTGCGCGCACGCTTACGCTGGAATCTGAGCCGATTGTGAAGTTGCTGCAGGAGAACGCCTACCGTGAGGTGCTTTTGCGCCAGCGGGTAAACGAGGCAGCGCAGGCGGTGATGGTGGCTTATGCCCTCAGTAATGACCTTGAGCAGTTGGCCGCCAACTACAACGTGCAGCGCCTGATAATTATCCCCGCCGATGTTGATGCCGTGCCGCCGGTTGCTGCCGTGATGGAAAGCGACGCCGATTTGCGCCAGCGCATCCCTGCCGCGTTTGAGGGCATGAGCGTTGCGGGGCCGACGGGGGCTTACGAATACCATGCCGCCAGCGCCAGCGGGCTGGTTGCCGATGCGTCCGCAATCAGTCCGGCACCGGCGGAAGTTATCGTCACCATCCTGTCGCGTGACGGAGACGGCACCGCCTCCCCCGCGCTGCTGGCTACGGTGAGCGCCGCGCTCAATGACGGCGAGGTGCGCCCCGTGGCTGACCGCGTCACGGTGCAGTCGGCGAAGATTGTGAATTATCAGATTGAGGCGACGGTATTCGTTTACCCAGGGCCAGCCATTGAGCCGATTTTAGCGGACGCCAAAAAGCGCCTGCTGGCCTACATCAACGAGATGCGCCGCCTCGGGCGAGACATCCGCCGCTCGGCAATTTATGCCGCACTGACCACGCAGGGCGTGCAGCGCGTTGAGCTGGCCTCACCGTCTGCCGACGTGGTGCTGGATAAGACGCAGGCGGCAAACTGCACCGCCTACACCATCACGTCCGGCGGCTCTGATGAGTGACTTGCTGCCGTCCGGTTCAACGCCGCTTGAGCGACGCGCCGCCGAGGCCTGTGCGGGCGTCAGTGATTTGGCCGTGCCGCTGCGTGACCTGTGGAACCCTGACAAATGTCCGGTGAAATTTCTGCCCTATCTGGCATGGGCTTTTTCTGTCGATCGCTGGGATGAAAAGTGGACGGCGGCGGAAAAACGCCAGGCAGTGAAGGACGCGTTTTACATTCACCGGCGCAAGGGAACGGTCGCGGCCATTCGGCGCGTTATCGAAAACCTCGGCTACACCATGACAATTCAGGAGTGGTGGACGGTTGCCGACCCCGCAGGCACGTTTCGCCTGAGCATTGACGTTAACGAGATAGGCATTACCGCCGCCATGGTTAACGAGCTGGAGCGGCTGATAGGCGATGCAAGGCCGGTGAGCCGCCATATCTCGCAGCTTACCCTCTCGGTGAGAACGGCAGGCTTTGCCTACATCGGAGCCGCCAGTTTTGATGGCGATATTCTTACTGTTTACCCGTCAGATTATCAGCCTGATGACAGTATTTCTTACAACGGAACAGCATCTTACGATGCAAATTATCAGTATTCGGAGAGGCTAGATGACTAACATTAACGAGTCAGCATTATGGGAAAAAAATATTCATCAAATCCAGCGTGGCGAGCGCGTTGTGGGCGGATTGGATGGCGTAGCAAACGTGCAGGCGGCGCAGCTGGCAAACCGCACGCAGTATTTGAAAGCGGCGATTGATGATAATCCTGATTTGAGAGGCTTCACGTTTTACATCACTGAGTCCGATCCGGATGGCACGCGTGCAGGGCTGGCCGCTACCACGAAAGGCCAATTATTCCGAGTCGCGCAAGGCGTCGGTGGGTTTATCAGTTTTATTAACTACCGCAATGACGGGGGCAAGGCCGTTGCCGTGGCCTACAGCAATGCCGCAGGCTCGGCGATGGCGTTTAAGGACGTTGCCACTTTGCTGGCCTTTGTCCCCACGACGGCCCATGCACTGGCAATGGATGCGAGCAGCGGCAGTTTATATTTCTGGAGTAACGGTGCCTGGGAAAAGGCACCCGACCCGCAGCAGGAAGAAATCGACAACCTAAAGCAAATGTTTGGGTTAATGCCGGATGGCTCTTTTGCCATTAAAGGGAATAACGGGGTTATTTTTCACATTGGTGATTTAGGGGGAATTATTCAAGCTCTTGAAGCAGAAAGAACGTTATCCGTTAAAAATGCCGGTGTACTTTCATCGTCCGAGCTGCCTTTTATTATTTTAGGTGCAAACGGCTTGGCCCTCGCGCTGACAAAGGAAGGGGTACTTAATACCGTTTCTACGTCGGTCGGCGGTAATGCATTAACCGATAATCCTTACGGGCTGGCATGGAGTGTTATGGGGCAAAATGGTTTTGCCGCCGCGCTCACGACAGACAGTGAATTGTATATCAAAAAACTTTATGCCGAAGAAATCGTAACGGGCGGCGAGTCCTCTTCACCCCAGGCGCTTAATTTGCATGACCGCTATTTTGATGCCGAGGGTAATTTATCGCCGGTCAATCCTGACATGCTGAAAATGTCCGGCTGGGGATCGTCTTCCTTCACCCAGGGCGGCGTCGGAGTGAATTTCACCCGCCTTGCGGCAGAGCTGGGCGTAACAGACTGGAACAATCAGGGGCAAGGCGGCGAAACCTCGTTTCACGTTGCGGCGCGATTTGGTGCGGTGCCGTTTACGTTGAAATTTCCAGACGACACGCTGCCTGCGTCCGGCAGTGTCGCCGTGGCGTGCCAGCAGTTGCCGAGCAATTACTACAGCAATTATTTGAAAAGCTACGACGGCACGCTGCACGGCGTGGCGGGGAATTTGAAATGGGACAACCAGTTAAAATCCCTGAGCTTTACCCGAGCTGCCGCCGGTGATGCCGTCGCGCTATCAGGGCCGGAGGATTTTATTCCTAGCCTGCCCGTGACGTATCGCGATGGCGTCGTGCTGCTGTGGATGTATAAAAACGATTTAAAGTTTGATGCGGTCACCAATCCTGAAATAACGATGGATACCATTTTTAATAACGTGGTGAAAACCGTCATGCACGTTTCGACAATGGTTAAGCGTGTAGTAGTTATTGGCGTATTTAATGATAGCGCTTACGGCAACGATATTTATAAAACGCGTCTCGCGGAAATGAATCGCCGCTGCAAGGAAAAGTTCGGCCCGCTATATGTCGATACGCAGGATTATATGTGCAGCGCGCAAATATGGACTGATGCGGGGATCACGCCCACGCCATCCGACCTGACAATGCAGGCGCAGGGATATAAGGCGACGTCATTGTCACTGGACGCCGCGCATTTAAATATGGCCGCCCATAAAGCCGTTGTCGAGAATGTGATTAAAGCGCATCTGTTAAATTTAAACTGGTACAAGTAAGGATTATAAAATGGCTGGATTAAACATTACCGTCCCGACGAATTTCACCTCTGTATTAAAAGACCTTTCTTTTTTGAAAAGTTCTCAACAGGTCAATATGGCCTACCGTGGCCTTTACGGGAAAGACAGCGCAACGTCATTGCTCAATAACGTGGATAACGCGGTTTCAAAGCAAATCACCTCCGTGCTCACCCGAACGCCGGAAAAACTGACCTTTAAAAAAGGCCTGTTTTCCTTTGTCGGGCCAGGTGCGGATAGCGTGAGTGCAACGGGTATCCGTGCGGCCGTGCCGGTGTCATACATGATTGCCGACGGGATTCCGGTTAGCCTGGCCGTTTCCTTCAGAAACATAACCAAGGTTAAAGAGGCTTTTCGCCGCACTTATCCTATTGCGACGTTTTATTACGCGCAGAACGGCGCTGAGCTGACGTCGGCCCCCATGCTTTGCATTGCCGCGTACATTGACGACAGCAACAATCACCGCATTTGTGCCTGGTCAGGCAGCATTGCCGATGCAAAAGATAACCTCGCAGAACAGTGCTCGGTGCCGGTTGATTTTGCCTCGGGCGATATCATTAACGCCGTTGTCTCTCGCGACGCCGCCGGACTGGTCACGCTGGTTGTAAAAGCGGGGAATGCGGAGCCTTTGACCGCGCAGTTTAAATTTGCGAAGGCAACGAACCTCGCCGCTGAGACGGCCACCGAGGCGGCGGTAACCTACGGGTCGATGAACTCCCGCACGCTGACCAGCGGTGAAATCGCAATAGGTGAGTTTTGGCCGCGCCAGGTGCTGACCGCCGATGAAATGAAAGGCGAGGCCGAGCTGCTCTACCTGCGTTCAATTTCACGTATTTAATCCCGCATGGGCAAATTGTCCCCCTGACTGAAAAGCAATAAGAAGGTAATCATGGCTGAAAAGCGTTTTATGTCGAAGCTGACAGCGGTTGGCGAGGAGAAGATTTCTCAGGCCACTATTTCTGGCTCACCGGCGGGGTTCGCTTTTATGGCCGTCGGGGACGGGGGCGGCCGCGTTCCCGTGCTTGACCCGACGCCGGTCGGGCTGGTTAACGAGGTTTATCGGTCGGCGCTCAACAGCCTGACGCTGGTCGATAAAAGTCGCAATATTATCCAGGCAGAAATTATTATTCCTTCGCAGGCGGGCGGCTTCACCCTTCGCGAGGCGGCTTTGTTCGACGACGCGGGGGTGTGCCTGGCTGTCGCCAGCATCCCCGAAACCTATAAGCCTTTGTTGGCCGAGGGGGCCGGACGTCACCAGGTGATCCGCATTTGGCTTGCGGTTAGCAGCGCGGCCAGCGTGCAGTTGAATGCTGACCCGTCAGTTATCGTCGCCACGGCCGCCGAACTGAAAAAGGCACAGGACGCCGCGCAGGACTACACCGACGGCGTGGCCGGTACGCTGACCGAAACCTTAAAGACAGCCCTGGCTGATGCAATGAAAACCGCTATCCGCGACGTGTGGGAAGACGATAACCCAGTAGGCACGGTGCGATTATTTCAGCAAAAGATAGACCCGAATGTTAAATGGCCGTGGTCAACGTGGCGCTACTTGGGTGAAAACAAAACGCTTCGCCTGGGAAAACAGGATGGCAGCGACGTGCTCACCACGGGCGGCGCGGACAGCATCCAGTTGGGTAAAGATAATCTGCCGAATGTTCAGATTGACGTTGCCGGAACCGCTGCTGATTCCGACTTGGGGACGAAAACGACCAAGCCCGCCGGTAGGCATGGCCATCCTGGAAAATATGCCGAAAGCAATACGTCTATTGACGGAGGGGGATCTAGTCGCCGGAGCTGGGCTATTGATTACGCTGCAAATGAAGGGGGGTTAATTCAGGAGGCGCCCGAACATGAGCATGACGTTTATATAGGCCCGCACGGCCACGTGGTAAATGGCAAAACGTCCGCACTCGGTAACGGCAGCAATATTGATATCACTAACAGCTTTATCAAATTGATGGGCTGGTATCGTACCGCCTGAGTGAGTAAAAGAAGTCGCTGCAGCAAAGTCATCATCGACTATGCTGCAGCGCTTTTGTAAGTGCCTGGGAAGTTAAATCAGGGAAAGAATATCGTCGGCGGTAATGCCTGCCAGCTTCTCGCGAATGTCTTCGCTAACCTTTTTCAGACTCAGGGTAAATTCAATTTTCTGCGCTTTGCCGTCCTTCATAAACTCCGTTCTGTTCTCCCTGATATTGGCAATCACAAACATGCCATAAATCGTGCCCGTACCCTCAATGAGGGGCCACGGCTTCCCACCGTAAGCCATGGTCCGCAATACGCTTAGCGAGACGTCACCGCCGGTCACTTCGGGATACAGCGTACCCGTGAGCGTAATGTTGTCTTCCCCCGTGCCGATATACTGCCAACTGGCCGATTTTCCAATGCGATCATTTTTAACGTGCCGCCAGGATGTGTCCTGCTCCAGTGACTGGTAAGGCGCAGTTTTGAGCATAAACACGAACATGCCATAGGCCATCATCATAATTTTTACTCCCTATCTTTGAGTTGGGAACGTTTGCGGTTATCGCGTTCTCGCAGTAGTGCAGCCAGTTCACGGCGCACGGTTGCCGCGATCTCTTTTGCATCAAGCTTGGCACTCTCATAGAAATTTAATGTCAGGCTTATCGGCTCGAGCGCGTTATCGAGCACAGCCGGTTGTGACTGTGCCGCGCGACCCGATGGAACCGGAATACCAGGCAGAAATGACTGTGCTGGCCATGCGGTTAACTTCCCAGTGATCCCCCGAACTGCCGCCCCTATCCGGTCGCCAATCGACTGCGCCGGGCTTTGGGTGGCTGCAATCCTTGGTTCATCATAAGCGCCATAAACCGACATGACCGGCGGGTGTTTTTTAAAGACAATATCACCTAGCTTATCCGGGTCACGTGCCGCCGCGCTGACGGCATCGGGCGTGCCGGTTCCGGTTCCAGCTCCCTTTTCCTTCTTCGTGCTGTTATGCCCGCTAAGCTGCGCTAACGAGACCGGAGCCACGGGCGGCGAAAGTGGCGGTTTGGGCGGTGGAGTGCTTTTGGGGGCGTTATTGCCGTTATTGATCACGCCGTCAGTCGATGAAAATGCCCACGGGCGTTGGATAAACTTCTTATTTTTTTCATCCCAGACGTTCACTACCGGCGCTTTAGCCTGGGGCGCGACGGCATCCATGGTGTTCGCCACTTCTTTAGCCGCATTGGCCGCTTCGGGAATAGCGCCCAGTTTTTTCAGTAGCCAGCCTATCCCCTCGGCGACTTTCAAAATAACATCAACCACGCCCGACACGGCCTTGCCGACAACCTCGCCGAATACCCGCCCCGCCTCCGTGCATTCTTTCAGGGTTTCCGCTGAGGAACTGACCGGCTCAAACAGCTGGGTAAACCAGTTCCACACGCGGCCAATGGCATTGCCTATGCCATCAAAAATAGGCTCAAGCGGCGCGAACGCCTGCTTAACGGGTTCGATAGCGCCAACAAGTCCCGTCCAGAATCCCCCGAAGAATGCCTTTATCGGTTCCCAGTATTTCCAGATCATGATCGCCGCACCGGCCAGGGCAGCGACCAGCAGAAATACGGGGCTAAGCAACAGTGAGAGGCCACCGCCTAGCACGGTCAGCACACTGCGTCCCACGGTGAGAAGTGTGCCAAAACCTGATGTAGCAAGCGTGCGCAGGCCATTACCCAGCGCAGCCAGTGCGGCGCCGGGTGCTGTGAAAAGCATTCTCAGCGCCGAGCCTGTGGCGCTGCCCATGCGGGAAACAGCGCTTAGGCCTGTTTTACCGATGGACAAAATGCGCGTGCCAAACTCGGCGGCGGCCGTCGCTGCTGAGCGGAACAACGGCCCCCAGTCTTTAACGCTGCGCCCTGTACCGGCCAACAGCGGGGCAAGTCGCCCAAGGCGAGCGGTCAGCCCGCTGAGTGAAGGTAAAAGACCGCCAAAGCCGCGCCCGCCGGTCAGGAGTGAAAGGCTCAGGCGCACCGCAGCCATTGGGAGCAGAATGCTGGCAACGCTTAGGGCAAGCGCGCCCAGTACGGCGATGGCGACACCCACGGCGGCAGCCAATTTGAGCAGTGATCCAACCAGCGCCGGATTAGCTTCGGCCCAGGCGCGAAAGCGCTGGATCATGCCGGTGGCATATTTCATGACTTCCATGGCAGGGCCGCGCAAGGTTTCGCCTAGGCTACTGAAAGCATTGGTCATACTGGCTTTGGTCAGCATCCATTTAGCACTAACAGAGTCGATATTAATGTCAGACTCACGGCGCATTGACCCCTTGGCCGCTTCGCTATTTACCAGCTGTAATTGGCGGTACAGCTCAGGCAGGTTGTTCGTGAGCTTGCCTGCCGAACCGCCAAATTCCTTGCCGAAAATCTGAGTCAGTACTGAATCACGATTAGACTTGGGAAGCTTACTTACCTGTTCAAGAACGGTGAGGATTGTGCCCATCGCATCGACAGACATGGATTTTTGAACCTTATCAGCGCTAAGTCCAATTGAGTTCAACCCTTCCATAAAGTTATTGCTTTGCTGTGTGGCGATGGACAGTTCGCGCACCATGGCGTGTGTGGAGCTGGCGGCGATTTCGGGTGCCGTGCCAAGCGTCAGGAAAGTCGAGGCTAGCGCAGCGGCCTTGCGGTAGTCTAGCTTGTCAGCGTCACCCCCGATGCGCTGGAGCACGTCAATAATGTCCGCGCCCTTTGACTTGGCATTGTCGTCCAGGTAATTCAGCACGTCGCCAAGTTGTTCAATGTTCTGTGTCGGGACTTTATACAACCCCGCAATTTTACCGAGGCTTTCGGAAAGCTCACTGGCCGGAAGCTCAAAGGCGACAGACGCCATGGAGGCGGTGGTTGCGAAGGACAAAAGGTCTTTTTTCTGCTTGTCCCAAGGGTCGTCACCTTCGGCCACGCCCATGCGCGCGCCGCCCTCGACCAGGGCGGCATAGTCAATTGCGCCGTTCGGCATCGGGAGCTGTTCGCTGGCCGCCTTGATAGCCTGCTGCATCTCATAAAACTGTGCCGTCCGGGTACCGTCATTATCCCGCAGCCCGTTCACCTGCTTGGCGACGCCCTTCATGGAGTCTTCGAAGTTTGCGTAACTGTTTACCAGGCCAATGACCGGCGCCGTGATGGCCGCACCGGTCGCCACCGCGCGCATGCCGCCGCTTTCCAGCTTCTCGCGGGTTTCTTTCGCACGTTGATACTGCTGCTGCGCACGGCTGACGGCGGCAAGTCGCCGCTGCTGCTCGGCCAGTTGCCGGTTATATTCTGCTGTTTTTCGGCTGATTTGCTCCGTCGCGCTGCTGCCGCCGCGAAGCAGCACGCCGTTGTGCATGAGCGCCGAGCGTAGCGCGCCGAGCTTGGCCTGCTCCTCGTTACGCGCGCGGGAAAGTTGCCGGACGGCATCCGACTGTTTTTTGAGGGCCGCGGTCTGTTCGTCCGTGCGTTGCTTTGCCGGGCCAAACGCGGTGCGCAGTTCGTCCGCTTTTTTACGGGCTTCGGCAAGTTGGCGCGCGGTGGTTTCAGAGGCTTTAGACAGGCGGTCAAAACTGCTTGCCTGACGTTCAAGGCCCTTCAGGCTGGTCTGCGTGGATTTGATTTGGGATGCCAGCGAGGCGGCGCTTTTTTGCGCCGCGCTTACCGGGCGGGTGATGTTGTTGATAGCGCTGAACGCTACGCGAATGCTGAGGTTACGTTCTGTCATTCTTCCTGTCCATTTCGTGCCAACGCACGCTTATGCCAGGTCAGAAATTCACTCACTGGCATCACATCGTAGGTTGACGGCTGCCAGTGAAAAACGACGGCGATATCGGCGATAAGTTCGTCAGTATCAACCGCCGGACAGCGGATTAAATTTCGCCCGCTGCTGTCTCGCTCGACGCCGAGGACGGTGCCAAAAAATCGGCAATACCGGCGGCCAGCTGGGAGAAGTCCTGCACGTTAAGCTGGCTCACTTCAACTTCGGTCAGCGATGGACTGGTGACGCGCGGCAGCAGCTTGATCAGCGAATCCACGTCACTGGTCATGACGTCATAAAGTTTCAGGCCGCGCAGAGAGCCGGTCTGCTGCATGGCTTCAGTAATGGTCACTTCTTTGATTTCGGTCTTGCCGCGTACCACGGGAAAGCCCAGGGTGATTGTCTTTTGCATGGTTTATCTCTCAGTAAACCGGCGCAGCGGTTGCGCCGGTGAGTTAATAGAAAATTACAGTCCGATATTGGCCCGATGCTGCTCCATCATGTCCTTGCCGCCCACGATCCAGACCATGTTCAAGGCGTCGAGTTCGAATACCTCTTCGCCGTTAATGGTGATTTTCACGTAGGTATTTTTCAGCGAGTACTTGTGGGAGGTGTTATCCCCAGATTTGGCGCTGCCCCAGTCCATTTCCTGCACGCGCCCGCGCGTCTGAATCTCACAGGGAATAGCGTTGCCGGTCGAGTCGTCCAGGTACGACCCTGCAAAGCGCAGCTGCACGCCGTCAATGGTGCTGCCGTAGGTTTTGATAAGCTGGGGGTCAATGCCGCCCAGCGTAATTTCCATGTCTGCCGCGCCCGTTTCAAAGCCAAGGTGAACCGAGACGCCCATCGGCATGCCTGCTCCCTGATAGTCTTCGGTCTTGCGCGACAGTTTGGGCGTCGTGATCTCTTCGGCCTTGCCCAGGTAGCTGTTACCGTTGACAAAGGCGTTGAACGCAAAAAGTTTACTTGGTAGTGCCATGGTTGTTTCTCCTTAGCCCAGTTGGTCGAACACGGCAAAGTATTCGTCCGTGAACTCCTGGATAAGACTCAGATTCTCAAGCGGCGGAACCGGCGTGTATTTATAACGAATGGTCAGTTTCCCGTTGCTCAGCGTGTCCGCCCCGTTGTCGGCTTTGTCATACCAGCAGGCGAAACCGAGGAGCCTACCGGCGGTGACCAGCGCGGAGCCTTTGCGATTGATGCCGTCAACGATGTCCTTCGCCAGTGAAGGCGTCAGCGTTTTATCGATGTAGGCAAAATGCGCCTCGGCAATGGTATCGGCGAGGATTTGCGCGGTGCGGGTGTAACTTTCAAAGATAAACGTCTCGGCGTCACAGGTGCGTGAACCCCAGAAGCGGAAGCCGTCGCGCTTAATCAGCGTGGTGATGCCCTTGCTGTTGAGATCGTCCGCGTCCGTGTCGGTGCCCTGAAGGGTCCAATAGATATCCGCAGAAATGCCCAGAACGTTGGACACGGCAACGTTTGACAGGACTTTGTGCCAACCCTGGTCTGCGTCGATTTTGGCGCGCAGCCCGACCGCATAAGCCGGTGACGGCACGACGACGTTTGCCGCGCTCTGGCTGTCGTAAGCAATAAAGTCAGGGTAAATCACCATGACTTCGCGCTCGCTGAAATCTTCACGGTAGGCCTTGGCTTCGGCAATAGTTTTACAGCCGTTGGCGGCGACATAGGTAAATGCCCGCAACTTCTCGGCGATCACCGCCAGTTGAAGGCCCACCGGCTTGGTGTCAAGGCCAGGCGCGGCCAGAATGCGCGGACGCTCCCCGATGCGAGGCTCGGCGGTCAGCAAGGCAAACAGGCCGGTATAGCGTCCATCCACGCCTACGCCGCCGATAGTCAATTGGTCCTGCGTAGTGGCCCCGTCGCCTTTCGCCTGTGCCACGCGAACAACGACAACCTTCGGGCTGGACTGGTCAGAAATCGCCTTAAGGACCGTGTAAAGCGTGCCGGTTTTGCCCGATTTGCCGAGGTAATCGCGTACCCGAGTGAGCAGAACGGGGGTATTGAGTGGAAACGTCGTAGCGTCTGCATCATCCGCCGTACAGATAACGCCAATGGTGGCGGTATCAATGTCGCGAATGGGCGTGCTCAGGTCAGTGGTTTCCTTGACCGAACTGCCGTGATGATAATTATCCATGCTTTTCTTGCCTCTGATTGATGCGTGCAAACCATCATCAACCCGCGCAGGCTTCTTTTCACGTCGTGCCGGTTGTCGCTGGCCGCTGACAACGCTTAGCGGCTGACGGCGCTCATGCGCGCGAGCGAGGATACAGGCAGGGGGATTTATGCTGACTATGTTGAATGAAGATTTATCCATGCAGCCCGATCACCGGCTGTCCATTGACGGCGTCGTACTGACCGCGCTGGATGAAAGGTTAATGTCCTTGTCACTCACGGATAATCGCGGCTTTGAGGCGGACAGGCTGGAGCTGACCATTGACGACAGTGACGGGCGGGTTGTTATGCCGTCAAGGGGGGCGAAAATAGCCGTGGCGATTGGCTGGGCCGGTAAGCCACTGGTTGATAAAGGGGTGTTTACGGTCGACGAAATCACCCATCAAGGGCCGCCAGACCGGCTGATTATTGCCGCCAGGAGTGCCGATTTTCGTGAGAGCTTTAACGTCAAACGTGAGTACAGCTGGCATAACGTCAAAGTGAGTGATGTTGTCTCGGCCATCGCAGGGCGTTATGACCTTATCCCGGCGGTCAGCGCGTCACTAAAAGATATTGAGATTGACCATGCTGACCAAACGAATGAGTCAGATATCAGTTTTTTAACCCGCATGGCCGAAATGCTGGGCGCGATTGCGACCATCAAGAACGGTCGATTACTTTTCATCGTGCCAGGCATGGGGGTGTCGCAAAGTGGCCGCGTACTGCCTGCCGTCATGATCACTCGCGCCTCGGGCGATGGGCATTCTTTTCGTATCGCCGACCGCGACGCCTACACGGGCGTTCAGGCTTACTGGCTGGATCTGAATTTTGGCAAGAAAAAGCCCACAACGGTGAAACGCCGCAGGAAGAAAAAGCCGGTAGCCGTTACCCCTGCCTCAAGCAAAAAGGAGGGGGATTACATGGAGGGTGCGGAGGGTAACGTTTTTGTTATGCGTAAAACCTTCAAGACCGAGAGAGCAGCCAAGCGGGCAGCGGCGGCAAAGTGGCGTGAGTTGCAACGAGGGGCGGCGGAATTCAGTATTACCCTGGCACGCGGCAGAGAGGATTTATACCCTGAATTGCATGCCAACGTCAGCGGGTTTAAGCCCATTATCGACCAGGCAGACTGGGTTATTCACCGGGTCACCCATTCCATTGACGAAAACGGATTCTTGACGGTGCTTGAGCTGGAAGTGAGGTTAACCAGTTGGGATGATGTAGAAGAGGACGACGGGGAAACAGAGTAGATTAATATTTAGACTTATCTTAAAATAAGTTTAAATGAATCAGACAGCGGTGGTGTCTCATGTTTACCTGTCCAAAGTGCGGCGCAAGCGCGAAAACCCGAACCAGCGTGATGCTGAGTAACGAAGTCAGACGCAGCTACCATCAATGTAATAACCTTTCCTGCGGCAGTGCTTTCACCACGCTTGATGCAGTAGAGCACTTTCTCAATAACGTATTACCCATGAAAGCAAATGCCGTCCCTAAAGGTTTATTCCCCAACTCAAATTACGGGGAAGACCAGCTTACCCTTTCACTCTGAAGAATCGTTAAGCCCCAGATTTCTGGGGTTTTTAATGGCCCCCCGCATGTCCACGCAAAGAAAAGAAATTGCTCGACGAAAAATTAACTAAGGAATAGTTATGAAAAAGCTGGTTACGGCAGGATTGATCACGATGTTATTTTCGGTTTCTGCAAGCGCGGTCCATATTGATGGAAAATATCCGGTATGCATTACAGAAGACGCTTTCTCAAGATTGCAGGCGATTTACAAGCATCAAGACCAAAAAGCATATGACGAGATCATGAGTTCGGAATGCTTGCACGTAACACCTGGGCTGCCAATTGAAAGATTTGTATCTCAAGAGTGGAGGAATGGGGCTGGAGTAGCGCAGGTGCAAATTTACTTGAAAGGACGTCTTTATGATTTGTGGACCTATACAAAAAATCTTAAAGATGATGATTAG